AAACCGCTGCTGTTACAACCCCTCCCAATGTAGCCGCATCAGAAAAAGTAACAAAATCATTTTCATTAGCTCCATGAGATGCATCTGTAACAGTTATTGTTGTAGAGCCATTTGTTGCAGAAAAAGTAACATCACCAGCACTAGTTGTTACCCTAACTGGAGTTATATCATTAAACACAGTTCCTTCTTCAATATAATACTTTAAATGTGTTCCTAGCCCTAAATAATCAGAGCCATCTAAAGCAACCCAATTATGCAAAGCTCTTGCTACTCCTTGATAAGTGCTTGAACTATATTTTGCCCAACCTCCTATTTTTTCTGCATATCCTTTATGAAAACGTATTTTATTGCCATCTATAAATCCTCCTTGATTACTAAGATTTGTAATGTCAGAGTTTATTCCAGCTGTAAATTTTATAGACTGAAGTGTCATGTAGATGTATCTCCTGTTCTTGTTCCGTTTGATGTAAAGGTTACATTATCACTACCTTCTAAATATTTACCTGCAGAACCACCTGTTCCTACAGCTTGAAAAGCAGATGCGTTACTTGAGCCATCACTACCAGCTTCACCTAAATTACCCCCATCACCTCCATCAGAGCTTTCTGCACCAGAGGCATTTCCTCCACCACCTCCATTGGTTGCGTCACCATTAGAGCCGCCTGTTCCTTGACTACCATTACCACCGCCACCTTGTCCAAATACATTTCCAGCTCCACCACCACCTCCGGAGCCTCCATATGTGTCTACAGGAGCTGCCGCTCCTCCGCCGCCACCGCCACCAATTAAACTACCTTCACCATTGTCAATAATAGTTGTCATAGTAATTTTTAATGCCGTTCCGCCATCTCCGCCATTTCTATCTGCTTTTCCATCTGCATTGGTGCTGTTACCATTATTGCTTGTCAAGTTGCCACCACGACCACCTGCTCCTATTATAGTCCCTTTGTTAACAATGGTTAAAAGAGAACCTGTTGTTGCAAATCCAATAGTTCCTGTTTGAAAAGCAGGTGTGGTATGAGAGGTAGAATTTACCGTTACTCCACTTAAAATTTCTACTCTTGCTGTAATTTTATCGCTACCATTATAATTTGAATTAGAGCTTAAGTAAGTTTGTAAATTAAAATTAGATGTATTAGAACTTATAACAATATTAAAATTACTACTTGCTCCTGCTCCAAATCCTAAAACATTATAACCAAATCCTGTCATTATGAGTCATTCTTTGCATCTGTTGTAAAAAATAATTTAATACCTAATAACCTTGCATCACCAGTTTGACTGTCAGCCGACACATCCCTCATAATTTGAAAA